CAGTCTGGAAGCCAATGGTGGTGAAGGAGTCATCACCAATGACCAAGAGCGGGTACACATCGTAATGACCCGTTGTAGCCCGATAACCAGGATTGGTGACAACCGCAGCACCAGTACCCGACCAATGCAGCATTTCGGGAACCTGAACGATACGGAAAGCATCAATCGATCCGATCTCGCCATTCAGAATCGTACCAGCATCAGCGTAATGCTGGATCGAAATGAACGCCTTGTTCCCGAAATAGTCGGTCATGCTCTTGATCGTGGGGAGCAAGTCACCAGACAGGAACATAATACGAGCAGCCGGGATGGTAGCCGTATCGATGTAGCGAGAACCAGTGATAACCGTGGTCTGCTTCGGCGAACGATTATCAGTCAGGATCTGATCCAGACGAACGAAGTTCGCATAGCTCACCACAGAGGGAGTTGTACCTTCACCTGTAATTGTGGCCTGCGATGTAGCAGCACCAGCATACAGGATGACACCCGCAGACGTGAGCAAATCACGCTGAAGAACGGCTTCAGTGAGCTGCACAGCGCCGTTCATGAGCTCAGTGGACAGGTGATCCATCAGCTCGGCGTCAGTGTCGAAGTCGATGGCTTCCTTCGTAAATTCAGTGAAGAAACCAAACTTGAACAGCGAACCCTGACGCACAAGACGAGTGAAACCAACACGGTTCACACGACCACCATCTTCCGTCAGCAGCGGCAGCTTCGAGTTGATCGTGCCAATATCACGGCTTGAACCGTAGAGATTACCGTTCGCAAGGACAGCACCAGTGGCATCCAGGCCCTGGGAGTTGACGTTACGATCATCAAGCAAGGGAACGTACTCATACACCTTGATTGTGGTGCCAAAATTCTTCGGCATGTTCGTGACGCTCGCAAGCGGCATGAAAAACTGAAGCTTCCTGGCTCGGATAATTGCCTTCTTGAGCCAGAAGAAAGGATGCAACTGTGTGGACGGACTACCACCATATGTATTAGCAATAACACCAGTCGCATCAATCTGACCACCATCGGTCAGAGCACCACCAGAGATACTACCCGTGGTCGGGTTATAATTAAGCATTTCTCATTTCGCTTTCGAGATCAGAGACGCCCTTCCATCTGCTTCAAGAAATCCTCGTCTTTCATACCGAGGACATCCGCTGGAGATAGCGTCTTGGCAGTGGAAGGCGTACTTCGGGACACGGTGACTGCCGCTACACGCTTGTCATTCGTGACTTTGGGCTTAGAAGCTCCAACACGAGTGACAATAGGTGCCACAACAGCCGGTTGAGCAGTCTTCTGAATGAGATCATTGAAGCCACCTTGGGCTGCAATCTCATCTCCGACTAGCTTGTAGGCTTGGAGAAAGGGAACATTGGTCGGAATAGTCCCAAGTGTCTGCCTACGAACCAACTCAGTGGCGATACGGTCATAAATGCCGTTCTCGCGTTGAACGTGGATCGTGGTCATGATTTGGGGATTCGTACCCAGAGCTTCCTTGCTGGCCTGATCCCATGTGCCGTTGATGACTTTGAGAGTCTCCACTCTCTCTGGGCTGGACGCCATGTCCTCCAGAGTAGTGTGAAAGGCCACCTCTGCATCACTGACTCGGTGATTGCCTGCGGTGTATGTAGATTCAGCGTCGTTATCGATCTCAGTTGGATCGATTCCGGCATCTTTAACGAGCTTTTTAATGGCTTCAGGGTTCTTCTTATCCAGATCGATCAGGTAAGAAAGCCTGCCCTCGTCCATAAGCCCATTGTTTTGAAGCATGGTCAGCACCTTACGGTGAGGCACCAGCTCCTGCATTTTCTTGGTGTAATTGGCTCCCATCTGCATGAGCTGGATTGCCTCTTCAGGCGTCTTGAGCTCGATAGATCGGCCATTCGCCTTGAAAGGCGTCATCACACGCTTATAGAAACTCTCGTAGTCAGCAGGACCAGTCTGCACTGGCTCATTCTGAGTGGTCTTCTCACTCTGAGTGTCTTTGGCAGGATCAACCGCAGGATCGACTACAACTTTCTTGGCGGCTTTAGCAGCAGCCTTGGCTTCAGCTTTAGCTGCTTTTTCAGCAGCTTTAGCCTCTTCAGCAGCCTGTTTGGCAGCAATGGCAGTTGGATCTTCCTCTTCACCCTCGATCTCGACGGCAGCAATCGCAGCCTCTTCATCGAGCTGAGCCTGGGTCTTCTCTACGACCGCAGGCTCTTCCTCGTCGTCTTCCTTACCCTCGACGTTCTGGGCTTCCTTGCCTTTCGCAAGAGCAGATTCAGCCTCGTTCTCAAGAGTAGAATACTGCTTTAGGAAGTCCTCATCGCTGAGGCCGAGAACGTCAGAGGGTTCGGTAGCCATTAACGAGCACCTTCCTCGCTACGGACTTCGCCAAGAGTCTCTTCAAGCTCCGGTATCGTATTCTTGGCATGCCGACCCATCTGGATGGTCACACTCAAAAAACGCTTCAAATGACCAGATGCCTGGGCAATCTTAAGAGCGTCAGCACGTTCATTAGCCTCAATGCACGGATCCTCACTCGCTTGAACATAACGAGCAGCGTCCTTGAGGCAAAAGCCTTCCAAAATAAGCTTCCTGAAATCCTTATTCTTAGCAAGGCGTTCAGCCGCATCCATACGTTCAACGAGACCTTTGTAGTCTTCAAGCTGCTCTTCGAGCCGTTCAACCTGTGTAATTCCCGAGACTTCAGACATTGCTGAGTGGTCCTCTAATCTGTTGCTATGTTAACGTTGCACTCTGTAGCAGTAACTTAAGCTTGATCCAAGGGGGGTCTACACTCAACTTAGATGCGGATTAATCATATGCGGGCTGGCTTTATTAAAAGCGAGTGCATCTGCAAAATTAGGAGCTTTCTCTCCTTCCTTTGTAGGAGTAGTAAGCGCCTTTGTAATATGCTCAGCTTGCTTGGCTCGACCTGAAGCTTCAATCTCTTGTAGTTTGCGAGCATGAGTTGTCCCAGTCTCATTCTCTACAAAGTCTAGGTCTGTCTTGTCTTTCTTTGAAGTCTCATGTTGAGCTTTTGCCTGATTAAGCTCCACTTCAGACTTAAGACGAGCGATCTCAGCTTGAATCTGTTGAATTTGAAGCTGCATCATTTGCTGTTGCTGGGGATCAGGCGGGGGAGGCTGATAGGTACGAAGTTTATGTGCCAATTCAGGCATACGTTTTAGATCAGCAAACTGAGCCATAAGCATAAGTAGGATAGGTGTTCCAGCGACTGGACCACAGGTTTGAACCATGAAGGACAAATCCTGAGCCTTCTGCTCATCTGTTTCAGCCGTATTAATGTCTACAATGAGATCAAATTGACCCTTAAGGTCATCTCGCTTAATAACCACAAATTTCTCAGCTGTGATCATTACAGTCTCTTCCTCCGACAGGAAGAGGGCGTTCATCGCAATAATCTTGTTGCCAATCTGCACCATGCCTAGAGCTAAACGACGTAGAATACTCGATTCTCTCTTGGCGGCAGCATCGAGAACACCTCGAATACCTGTTGCCGTGGTGCCTAGACTTGCTCCAGAGAGCCCACCGGAAAACGCTTTCACACCTGTGAGAGCTTCTGCTTCCTGGTTCTGGATTTGCGCCATTTCCAGAGCACTTTGAGGAAGCTCAGGATACTTATGTTCAATGATCCCATTTGCCGGGTTCATATTTGGATTGAACTCGTAATCCTGACCATTCTCATAACGACGACGGTTCAGGGGATCGAGCATTCCCTTGGCAATGCCCTGTTGGCCATTGGCGCTTCTGCCCAGTAGGTCAATCATGCCTCTAGTCACAGCGCCTAGAATGGCCTGGTTATCACCTAGAAGTTCAGCGTCAGGCTCACCATTAAGCTCCCGCTTAATTGGCATATATGGAACGATGACAAATGGAATCTTCATATCTGGATAAGGATTAAGCTCCATCCGAATGATGGTGCTGCCAATCCAGGTAGCTACAATAGGAACGAGTTGACCATCGCCTTCAATATCAAAGAAACCCCAATACTCGTAAGCTACAACTTTACGACGAAGAG